CGGTGAGGGTGCATAAGTTCCCGGATGATGACCCGAAAAAGTCCTATAACGCCATGGCCGAATTCGCCGCGGCGGATGAGAAGGTGAAACTCCGTATCTTTGAGGAAAAGCGGCAGGCGGCAGCGGAGGATTTTGATGAAGCGGATCCGGATGCCTGGAAGAAGCAGCTGCAGTATGAAAAGAAGAGCATGGAACTTAAGAATAACCTGCATAATCTCATGCTGATTCTGGAGAATGATGAGAACCTGAAAGGGATTGTGTTCAACCAGCTGGCGGACGGCATGGAGATCCGGGGAAAGGTTCCCTGGCCGCATCCGGCCAAGTTCTGGCGGGACGCGGATGACGCCCAGCTGATCTGCTATGTGGATGCGGCATACGGGACGTTTTCTGCCAGGAATTATGATATCGCTGTCACGAAGGCCGTGGACGACCGGTCCTACCATCCGATCCGGGAGTTTTTTGAGACGCTTCCTGCTTGGGACGGGATGGAGCGTGCGGATACGCTGCTGATCGATTATCTTGGGGCGGAGGACACTCCGTATGTACGTGCAGTTACAAGGAAAGAGCTGTGCGCGGCTTACTGCCGGGTGTACCATCCGGGGATTAAGTTTGACAGCATGATCGTCTTAAACGGGGACCAGGGGATCGGGAAGAGCACGCTGATCGCGAAGCTTGGCGGCGAGTGGTATTCGGACAGCCTGAACCTGTCGGATATGAATGACAAGACGGCGGCGGAGAAGCTGCAGGGGTACTGGATCATGGAGATCGGGGAACTGGCCGGGATGCGGAAAGCGGACTTGGATAAGGTGAAAGCCTTTATTTCCAGGCAGGATGACAAGTACCGGGCCAGCTTCGGGAGAAGGGTGACGCCCCATCCGAGACAGTGCGTGTTCTTCGGCACCACCAACAGCCAGAACGGGTACCTCAGGGACATTACCGGCAACAGGCGTTACTGGAATGTGAAGGTACCGGGAAACGGGAAGTACAAGCCCTGGGATATGGATGCGGATACGGTGAAGCAGGTCTGGGCGGAGGTCATGGTATATGCCAAAGCCGGGGAGAAGCTGTATCTTCCGCCGGAACTGGAGGCCTATGCCAAAGAAGAGCAGCGGGCGGCAATGGAACGGGACGACCGGGAAGGGCTGGTGCAGGAATACCTGGATATGCTCCTGCCGGATACCTGGGACTCCATGGATGTCTATAAGCGGCGCGACTATGTCCGGGACGCGGATGACCCGATGCGGCCGGACGGCAGCGTCCGCCGGATGGAAGTCTCCAACATGGAGATCTGGTGCGAATGCTTCGGAAAGGCGAAAGAGGATATGAAGCCATCGGACAGCTATTCCATTGCGGCCATCATGGAGAGAATGGACGGGTGGAGCAGGACCGGGAAGGCAAAAGTCCTGCCAATCTACGGCAAGCAGAGGATATACAGGCGGAACGGGTAAAACAATGGAACACCGTATGGGAACAGAACCGGCGCTTGTTCTGTTCCTGTCCGCTGTTCCTGGAAAAAGCCTGATTTTACGGGCGGTTTTGAGGTGAAAAGGAACGGGAGAACATCTATTTCTTTATAGTACAAATAAATGATGTTTTTTAAAGAAATGGGGTGCGTATAACGCGCATATATACGCGCGTAAGGGATTTTGGGTTCTGTCGTTCTGGAAATAGGAGGACATATGAGAGAGAAAACAGTGGAGCAGAAGCTGGTAAAAGCGGTGAAGGCAGCAGGCGGGATCTGCCCCAAATGGACGGCGCCTGGATTTGATGGCCTGCCGGATAGGATCGTGCTTTTGCCGGGCGGGAGGATGGGCTTTGTGGAAGTAAAGGCTCCGGGGAAGAAAGCAAGGCCATTGCAGGAGTCCAGGCATGGGCTGCTGCGGTCTTTGGGGTATCGGGTGTATGTGCTGGATGACTCAGGGCAGATTGGAGGGATCATTGATGAAATACGAACCGCATGATTACCAGGTTTATGCATCGGAATATATCAAGGAGCATGACGCGGCGGCGGTATTTCTGGAATGCGGGCTTGGGAAGACATCCATCACGCTGACGGCGATCCATGACCTGATGTTTGACCGTTTTGAAATCCGCAAGGTGCTTGTGATCGCGCCGATCCGGGTGTCAAAAATGAGCTGGCCGGATGAGATCGAAAAATGGGACCATATATCGGATCTCCGCTACAGCGTGGCAGTGGGAACAGAGACAGAACGGATGGCGGCATTGGAAGCAAGGGCAGATATTTACCTGATCAACCGGGAAAATGTCCAGTGGCTGGTGGAAAAGAGCGGCCTGCCGTTTGATTATGACATGGTAGTGGTGGATGAGCTGTCGTCTTTTAAGAACTGGCAGGCGAAGCGGTTCAAAGCGCTGATGAAGGTGCGGCCGAAGGTGAAACGGATTGTTGGCCTGACAGGGACGCCTTCTTCCAACGGGCTGATGGATCTGTTCGCGGAATATAAGATTCTGGATATGGGGCAGAGGCTGGGAAGGTTTATCGGGCAGTACCGGAGCCGGTATTTCATGCCGGATAAGACGAACGGGCATGTCGTATACAGCTATAAACTCCTTCCGGGGGCGGAAGAAGCGATCTATGACAGGATCTCTGATATTACGATTTCCATGAAATCAGCTGATCATTTGAAGATGCCGGAACTGGTGAATTCCAGATACATGGTACATCTGGATGAACCGGAACTTGAAAAATATGAGCGGATGAAGCGGGATCTTCTTTTACAGCTGCCGGAAGGGGAAGTGACGGCCGCGAACGCGGCGGCTTTGTCCGGGAAGTTGTCCCAGATGGCAAACGGGGCGGTGTATTCTGATGACGGCGCTTATGAAACGATCCATGACCGGAAGCTGGATGCTTTGGAGGACATCATTGAGGCGTCGAACGGGAAACCGGTCCTTGCGGCCTATTGGTACCAGCATGACCTGGAACGGATCCAGGACAGGCTTTCCGAACTTAAGATTGGCTGCTCCAGACTGGATAAAGAGCGGAATATCCGGCGGTGGAATGAGGGGGAAATTCCTGTGGGGCTCATTCATCCGGCATCCGCCGGACACGGCCTGAACCTTCAGAGCGGCGGGAATATCCTGGTGTGGTTCGGGCTTACATGGAGCCTGGAACTGTACCAGCAGACGGTGGCGAGGCTTTGGCGGCAGGGACAGAAGGAGACGGTGTCCGTGATCCACATCCTTGCGGCAAAGACCATTGATGAACAGATCATGCGTGCGCTGGAAACAAAAGACCACACGCAGAAAGCATTGATCGATGCCGTGAAAGCGGAGGTGATGGGACATGGCGATCGTCAATAAACAGACAGGGGATCCTTATGAGAACCTTGCGAACGCGGTCATCGCGCAGGCGGCGGAGGATTACAGGGCAGCGCTGAAGAAAATAAAAGCGCATCCCCAAAACAAGGATGCTATAGATGAGGCTTTGCGGATTGAGCGCTTTTTCCGTTCCGGCTGGTATCAGACGCTTACTTCTGTAGATGGAGAATGTTTGATCCGCAGACTTCAGGCGGAGATAAGGTCATCATAGTCAATCAAGGGAGGCAATCCGAGGGGAACGGTTTACAGATTTCAATCGGAGGTGGCTTATGAACAGAAAGCAGCAGGAAGCAAAAAAGTATTTATCCCAAGCATTCGGGCTGAACCAGCGGATCGAGAGCAAGCTGAATCAGATTGAGGAACTTCATAATCTGGCGGCCAAGGTCACAGCGGCTTATTCGGATATGCCGAAGAGTCCGAACAGGGATGGTTCCAGAATGGAAGATACCGTCTGCAGGAT